GAAAAAATGTGTAAAAGTGTAACGTTGAATATATATAATTCAGATATAAATACAAATTATATATAAGTATAAATGAATACAACAAAGATATGGCAATTACGCAAAGACGATGTATTTTATTACAAAGGTGAGAAACATACTGTCGAATATATAGGTCCATGTCCTGACATTCCTGAGAGAGATAATATTCCATTGGAGACACACATGTATACACATACATATGACAATAATGAAAAAATACGACATTATATGTTTTTTCCAAATAATTTTACTATTTCGAAATATGATAATGGCATTCCTGTTTTAAAATAAGATTGAAATTTTAGACTAAGATTGTTTGTTGTTCTAAGCAATCATATCAACTTTGATTTGTTCATGATGTTCATAATTGTAAATCTCAAAATCTTCAACCTGATAATCATCAATATTATCTCTAATTTGTTCAATACTTATTATGGGAAATGGAAATGGCTTTCTCTCAATTTGTAGTTTACAGGCATCAACTGCGTTTTCATATATATGACAATTTCCCATAAAATGAATAAACTCGTATGCTTCTAGACCACAATGATTTGCTAATAAATGCGTCAAAAAAGCATATGATGCGATATTGAATGGAACACCCAAAAATACATCACACGAGCGCTGGTATAATGCGCAACTCAATTTATTGCCATCATGAACATTAAATTGACACAATAAATGGCAAGGAGGCAGTGCCATATCATCTAATTGACACGGATTCCAAGCACTCATGATAAGACGGCGACTAGTTCTTTTTGAAGGGTCTTTCAAGGAGTCAATAATTTGCTGTAGTTGGTCACAATCATAATCATTTTTATTATTATCATTTTTATTATTATCATTAATATCATCATTGGTAACAGGTTTTCCACTATTTGTATCATATTTTTCATTGAAGTGACGCCATTGGTAACCGTAACCTGGACCTATTAAACCTTCGCGATAACTATTTAGTCCACGACTATCTAGAAATTCACGTGTAGTATTTGCGTCCCAAATATGAACGCCTTGGTCTTTCAGAGTCTGTGTGTCAGTCTCGCCACGAATAAACCATAATAATTCTTTTAAGCATGTTTTCCAGGCCGTTTTTTTCGTGGTTATAATTGGAATACGGCCGTTTTCTAATGAGAAACGCATCGAATGTCCAAATATTGATTTAGTTCTGCCATTTCTACCTGTTTCCCATGTTCCTTTATGTAGAATGTAACGTAATAAATTAAGATATTGTATTTCTTCATTATTACTGTTACATACATGGTTAAATATGTTTTCCGATATTTTCGTTGAATCAGATTCATACTCTAATGTTTTATTAGTGTTAGTGTTAGTGTTAGCTTGTGAAACTTTTTCATCATATTCTTGTTTAGAGTTTAAAATTACAAGATTTTCATATTGGTCTAAATGTCCAAATGGAGTCCCCCACATAGAAAATGGAGGAGGTGGAGGAAACATGCGTATGAAATTGTTAAAATCTAACGCAAGACTTTTTCCAGTTTCGGTAACATATACATAATATTTCGATGAACATGCTACGCTATAATTATAATTATCATTAGTAATTCCATCAGAAAACGCAAAATACGACATGGTTATATAAATAATGTATAATTGTGTTTAATATGTTTTTCCAATACAAATAGTAAGTTTTTTATTCTAAATATAACCTATAAGGAATATGGAAAGTTTAGATGAATTGACGAAAGTAACATCTGGAAAACCAGGATTTTTTAAGCACGTATTCAATTTTGACGAACAATCAAAATCAGAAATGATGAATATAATACAATACGCTGTTTTAGCAATAATTCCAGTTGTAATATTTAACAAATTAATGCAACGTTTTGTTCCAGAAGCAGATGAAGAAAAAAAATCATTAGAAATAGTTGCCGAAGTTTTAGCACAAATAATTGTGATGTTTTTAGTTATACTAATAATTCACAGAATAGTTACATATATACCACCTTATAGTGGCGAAAATTATGCTAACTTTAGCGTTACGAATATAATTTTAGCAATGTTAGTTATTATTCTAAGCTTACAGACAAAATTAGGAGAAAAAGTGTCAATATTAGTTGACCGTGTTATTGAACTCTGGGAAGGTCCAAAAGACCAAAAGAAGAAAGGCAAAAAAGGTAATGGGAATGTTAAGGTTACACAACCAATAATGCAAGGACAACAAAATACGGCTACAATGGGTCAAACATCCATAACAAATCTTCCGCCACCAGAGCAAAACTTTGACCAAATGTATCAACAAGATACTACACCATTAGTGGGCGCATCAACACCTGGTATGGAAAACTTTGAAACAGGACCAGTCGCGGCAAATTCAATGGGTGGTGGAGCATTTGGTTCCGCATTTGGCTGGTAATTAGAAGACAAACTTATACCAACCAGTTTCTTCATCAGTTTCTTTCATTATATGATAATTACAATTTTCAAAATGGTTTACAAAATCTAATTTAATTTCTTCTGGTTCTTGAGGAAAAAAGAAGCTCTTAATATAGTTGTAAAAAGTTACAATTCTTCGAATTATTTCTTGAAGCATAAATTACAAAGTTAAACTATATTAAGATTATTTTATAATAGTTAATTATGAATATGAATATGGATGTAAATAACTTAATTAAGGCGCTCGACAATGAAACAAATGACAGCATAATGAGTTTAACAAGTAGAAAAATATTGGAAACCAATTTAGAAATATTAAATGAACTTCAGTTAGGAAAGGAACTAACAAAAGAGTATCTTAAAAAACTCAAAGGATACCGATATGTAGAAGAAATAAGCGACATAAAACATGGTGGTTACATAAGATGGATTCCAATAACTGACCCAACATATTTGCCATTACATAATAGTTGTATCATTTGTGACATTAAAATTACCGATAATGGCGTTTTAATAACATGTAAAAACTTTATGCACCGACATTACACGTTTAAAATGGAAGAAGCAATTATTTTTCAGAAACTAACAAATCAAGAGCTAATTATTATTAACGCACTAGATCATTTAGAAAAGGCAACGTAAGACATTTACATAAATAATATAGAAAATTATATAAAAATACAAAATAATATCTAACTTTATTATACATGGATAATCATACATTAATTCATCTTTTCCATATATTCTTTGTAGGACCATTATTAATTTATATTGGCATTCATGGTAATAAAACTAATACAACAATGTTACATTCATTAAAGTTCTTAGGTTTGTTAGTTATTATGTATCATGGATATAAAATGTATAAAACTGGCTCCTGGGTAAATTATTTTCATGTCTTGTTTGTAGGACCACTTTTAGTTCTAATCGGTATATATGGAAATTCGTCATCCGATAAATTCTTCAAATTAATGTTATTGTCTGGAATAGCTGCATTGGGGTATCACACATATTATTTATTTTTTTAGACATAAAGAAATTATTATATTGCGGTAGAATATAATGGGTGGAAATACCGGAAACATTCGAACTCTCAGAAATCAATCTGGAACTGTTGGATATCGAACTTTAGGTTCAATATTAGCGAGCGATACTAGTAGTGGGGCTGGTTCAGTCAGACGCATTTACAATTATTATGCTAAACAAGGCGAAGCAAATCAATTTTACAATTTAGTTTTTAACATTAAGTATGGTCAATACCGAGATAGAACTAACTGGTTCTTAAGTAATGTATTTCCTTAATGTATATTTAGCCCTTAATTACATTATCGTTTTTTCAAAGTTTTGTTAAATACTTTTCTCTTTATTTTAACACTTTGACGTTTTTTACATTTAAATTTGCCACGTGTTAAACCGCGTCTATTGAATATCGTTTTTGTACATATTCCAATCGATTTAGCTTCATTCTCTGGATCCAACTTTTTTATACATTTACATAATTTTTGGGCCATTATGTCTTCTGCCTTTTTTTTAAGAATACGCTTTGATTTTGGTATGGGTATTTTGTAGTAAGATAGAATACTTTCATAATCCTTGTTTGTTAGTTCAGCTGACATAATATCTTATAATTTATATTAATATTTATATTTTGATATAAATTATAGTTTTCTATAATATATAATATATAATGAAATGTAGCAATCCTAAAATCGTCGTTTTTGATTTAGACGAGACATTAGGATATTTTATGGAGTTCGGAATGTTCTGGGATGCTTTTAAAAAATATTTAAAATACATTAATAGTGACATTCCTATTGATCAGCATTTTTTCAATAATTTGATTGACTTGTATCCTGAATTTTTACGTCCAAACATCATTGAAATTCTGAACTATATTAAAAAGAAAAAAATACAGAATAAATGTGATAAACTAATGGTTTATACTAATAATCAGGGACCTGAAGAATGGGCTAAATTTATTATTAAGTATTTTGAAAACAAAATTAATTTTAAGATTTTCGACCAAATTATTGCGGCGTTTAAGATTGATGGTAAGCAAGTCGAATTATGTAGAACAACACATCTAAAAACACATAGTGACCTAATAAAATGTACTAAACTTCCATTAAATACACAAATATGTTTTTTAGACGATGTTTTTTATCCTGATATGAGCAATGACAATATATACTATATTAATGTGAAACCATATATTCACGATTTGTCTTTTGATGATATGATAAAGCGCTTATTAAACAGCGAAGCGTTTGTCATAAATAATAAAAAAGAATGTAAAGAGTTCATATTAGAATTTTTAAAACAATACAATTACATTTTTGTTGAAAAAGAAAAAGATGCGTTAAACATTGATGTAATTGTTTCTAAAAAGATACTACATCATTTACATATTTTTTTCAAAGTACACAATGTTGAGCACAATAAGACCAAGAAACGTCGTGTAAAAAAATCATTAAAGAATAAAACTGCTAAAAATGCTATCTAACGCCGTAGTGCCTAATAAAAATAATCCAGCACTGAACGCTATTTTGGTATCTAGTTGTGTAAACTTAACGTGTCTGAAAGGGTTAAATCTATAAATCAAAAATAGACTGACATATATTTTAACTATGGTTTGTAGTATATATAAATATTCAGGCGCATTTGATGACAGACCTAGAAATATTGCTATATAAAGAAACCATGATAAATAGACAACAATGTCAAACGCATTTGATTGAAGTCTATGTAAAAATAAATTGAATGCCATCTCTTAAAATATAAGAATAAAAATATATTTTATTATGTAATTATTATGTAAATATTATATAATTATTATATAATATGAACGATTATAGTGATGATCCAGTTTCAAAAAGGCAAGAAAAGGTTTATTTCAGAACATATCAACGAAATATTCCATCTCAAATGTTGCAACCATATTTAGATTCCAGACCTGTGTTAACAAAATATTCAATTTTACCGATTATTGATCAGAGACAGCAATCTAGCGTCCCTTTGATACAACAGGCCACATACAATATTAGTAATACATTTAATCCTGGTAATGATTCTGGTCCTTGGTCAGGATACGCATCAAATGTGAATAATGAATCAGAATTAAGAAACCAAATATATGCTTTACAGCATTGTGGTCAAGCAACATATGTGCCATCGAGTGACAGCTCGTTATACAAAGTTGGTTGGAACAATGCAACAAAACATCCGCAACCATTTCCTGATTTATTTCAGCAACAACAATTTTCTCCTGTAAATCCTAACCCACATAATGACAAAATTGGTTATGCTTTATTCAATAATGCGACTAGACAGCAATTAAAGGGATTAACGAATGAGACAAAGTAAGAAATCTAAAAATAATTTAGTAAAAAAATGATTTTTATTTTATAATTTATTTGTATTATAATGGATTCCGATGATGTTGTAAATCAGCTAACCCTTAATTTTTTAATTAGCAAAAATCAGTTACAGAAACTGAACCGAAACAGACAAAAATCAAATAGCGAACTAACAAAAATAGATAAAGACCGAGTAAAAGCGCTTTTTATGGACTTATTAGAAAATGAGGCGCCAGATGATTTGTTAAATGATGTTCGTAGTGCGTTTGATGTATTCATCAATAAATGTGTATTTTATTTTAATGTGAGTGATTCGAATAAAAAATTAGAAAAGGAAAGATATGATGTGATTCATAAGGACATAGATTATGATAAAGAATGTGATTATAGAGAAGATGATACCAATTGCGATAATTGTGATGATGACGACAATGATGACCATATTTGTGATGATGATGACACCAGTAATAAAGATCCAGTTAAATTGCCTTTTGATTATTTCAAGGAGTTTCAGGTGAATAAAGAACTAACAAAAAATAAAATAAAAAATGACAAATGAAATAATATGTGTATATAATATATGAAAAAATCGTATCGTAATAGGAAAACTATACGAAACAAAACTAGAAAGAAATTTATAAAATTAAATTGTAGTCCAGGCTCGTCAACTAACAAGTTTACATGTTATTCAAAAGATGACTTGTATAAATTGCGAGACATGTGGAATGCACGCCATCCAGATAAAAAAATCACATCCGAAAATAATGAAGAAATCTGGTCACAATTAAAGTCATATTATGCGAATATTTGTAACAAAGAATCATGCTGGGTTCGTCAGATGACAAAAGATAGCAAATTAGAGAAAGAATTGCTTGACGCATTTGCTCCAGAGTCACCGAAAGAATGGATTAAAAATCCAAACGAATGGTTGTCAAGTATTGACATTTTGAAAGTAATGAATCAATATGAGAAGAAATACAAATGTTTTGATTTTATAGGCCCTTCTCCAATTGACTACGATACACATAAATTATATGATGAATGTGTCTGGGAAGAATTGTGTCACTTCGATTTGGCAAAACACATCAAGAAGGGTCACACAAAAATTGGTGTAATATTCAATTTAGACCCACATTACAAAGGTGGAAGTCATTGGGTATCACTTTTCATCAATGTTAAAAAGAAGACAATATTCTACTTTGATAGCGCCGGAGATAAAATACCGGCACAAATTAAAAAGTTTGTAAATACTGTTATTAAACAAGGAAAGCAACTTTCGCCACCAATTAATTTCAAGTTTGACCAGAATTATCCAGTGGAGCATCAATATGGAAATACTGAATGTGGTATTTATTCTATATTTTTTATAACACACATGCTAGAAGATAAAATAACAGGACATTACTTGAAAACACATATATTGAAGGATAAATATATCGAGCAATTTAGACACATATTTTATAATCAGAATGGCTCTATCTAGAATACTTTGCTATTTGTTAGTTTGTTTCTTATAAAAAAAATAAACTAACAAAATATGAATAATATAGAACAATTTAAAAATAATCATAATATTTCTTTGCTATGGGATGTTATATCTGATGAATTTTTATTAAACACAAGTAGTCAAGAAAAAGAAATAGTTAAAAATATTTTCAATACAAACATTGGGTATTTTGTATCAAAAGCTAATCCAAGAAGTAATATAATTGACTTAAATAAAAGGTTTTTATCACAGGTTTCGCTAGCTATTAATAAACTATTGCCAAATAATAGAAATGTTAAAAAGATTCAAATAAGTAATGAAGAAGTTAATTATCCTTATAAAATAGAGGACATACATAGTGCGAGACAAAGCGATTTTGAGAAAGAATTGGAGAGTCGGCGTATAGAATTGGAGAATTATATGACACCAAATAAACCAAAAAGTGTAAACTTTTCTGATGAAATTGTGAATGATAATATTTCGTTGGATGCTCTTATTGCTGATAAGATTGCCGAGCGAAATCTAGATGTGTTTGTTCCTAACCCTAGTAACCCTAGTAACCCTAGTAACCCTAGTAACCCTAGTAACCCTAGTAACCCTAGTAACCCTAGTAACCCTAAGCAACCAGATGAACCATTTGATATTTTTAATAAGCTAAAAAAACTGAATAATACTAACACTGACACAAATATAAATACATCTACAAGTACAAATAGAATCTATGAAGAACAAGTTTCAGTTGCTCTTCCTGAAATTAAACAAGAAGAAATAACATATACAACTAACAAATATGATGTTATTCCACCGAATGTTCAACCAATATTTCCAATGAATGATATGGTAGATATGTTTAATCAAATGAATAAAAAACTGGATAAAATATTAGAAATATTGGAGAAAAATAATACTTGAACTTGATAAATAATATCATAGTTTATTTTATTCTATATAATTATATATAATGGATTATTCAAACACTGGTCAAGGTTCTTCTACATTTAACCAATTTACATCAAACAAATATGTAGACGCAACACAAGATTTCTTGAATTCAAATAGTCTAGTTGCCCAAGTAGCATTTTTATTGTTAGTATTGTTTGTATTTATCATAGTATTACGTTTAGGAATATCATTATTGGGATATTTTATGACACCAACAGGAAGTCCAAAACTAATTAATGGTATGGTTGACGCAAAACAATTAATGGTTATTCCACAAGACCCAGATTCTAGTAATGCCATAACAATAACTAGATCAGTTAACGCATCCGAAGGAATTGAGTTTACATGGTCTGTTTGGATTTATATAGAAGATTTAACATATAATTCCGGCAAATATCGTTGTGTTTTTTACAAGGGCAATGATTATGCGAAAAACCCAGACGCAAAAAATCAAGAAGTCCAAGGATTAAATTTCCCAAATAATGCTCCTGGATTGTATATTGCTCCAAATACGAATAGTTTAGTTGTAATAATGAATACATTTAATGTGATAAATGAAGAAATAATGGTTAATGATATTCCATTAAATAAGTGGGTTAATGTCATTATTCGTTGTCAAAATAATACACTAGATGTGTATATAAATGGTTCAATAATTAAAAGTCATAATCTACATGGTGTTCCAAAACAGAATTATGGTGATGTATATGTAGCACCAAATGGTGGTTTTGATGGTTACATATCAAACTTATGGTATTACAATTATGCTTTGGGTATAAGTGAAATCCAAAAATTAGTAAAAAATGGTCCAAATACAAACATGAAAGGTTCAAATGGTATCAATGTAAAGAATGCAAATTATCTATCACTGAGATGGTTCTTCACATCGGCTATAAACTAGTTGCGTACCAAATAACTAGTGCCCCAATAATCGCTATAAAAGTAGAAAGAGTTAATATTGTGCCAAGCAATTTAATAAACTTAAAGCATTTATCATTATCAATATTATTATCTTCTACTCGCACATTATTAGCAATAATTGGCTCTAAATTGACACATAAATTGGCTTCTAAATCGGTGTTCATTATTTATTGTTAATATAAAAACTTGATATTATAAAAACTCAATTTTTTATAAACTAGCCTTAGACATTAAAATGTTGAATATTTGTCATAAGCCATTGTTTCAAATTTGCCAGCATCATATTACGATGAAACGACTCATTTATTAGATTCATATTTCCTCTTGTATTAAAATTTCTAGAAAATAGGTTATAAGTTTCAATGACCTTTCTAGATTCATAAATGGATAAATTTTCATACTTAAATGGAGGATGTCTTTTTCGTTTATTAACCATGTTATGAAACACGAACAATAAATTAATTAAATCTGTTTTCAGTAAAATATTCTGTGTTTTAACTTTTGCCCAAAACTCTTTCGCATGTTGTGCGCATTCTGGACATGGTAAATTGTTGCATATTTGTATCAACATCATTATTATATTATTTTTGATGCTTGGAAAACTTTCTTCCTTCACTTTACATGCCAATGTGTGCATAAAAATCCACGTGCTAGGACCCCAGTTGGTTGGTGACATGATATAATAAAATCTATAAAATATATTTAAAGATATTCGGTAAAATTATGTAAATGGATACTAAATATATTATTAATTTCAAAGAAGAATTGGAAAAAATGCTTAATGAAGAAACGACCGAAGAAAGCAACATGTGTCAAATTAGTGGTAATAAATTGGATAATAATTTTGTCACTATGGAATGCGGACATAAGTTTAATTATAAACCATTATTTAAAGAAATATGTAATCAAAAATACAAATATCATTCGTATAAGTGGGAGTTGTTATCACAAAGCGATGTTAAAATGTTAAATGAAAGTGACAAAAATTATTATATAAAGTGTCCATATTGTAGACATATACAAACAACATTGTTGCCTAGTTATGATGATACGAATGTTCCATTGGTATTCGGTGTTAATAGTGATGACATAAAAAAAACTAATACATACGATGGTATTGTATATGAAAATATACCAGGTTATGTACTTAGCAATGCTCCAAATATTGAGAAAAAGTGTAATGTAAAATTTGAAGACAAAGGAGGATGTCAATATGTAAATGGTCTAAAAGATTTATGCTTATGTAAGAAAACTGCTACTATACCAGAGACAGATATGGTGTTTTGTATTAAACACTATGCAGCCACCATGGCTCTAAAGA